GTAAGTTGGTCAAAGTAAATTGGCTGGCTGTATTCTACTACAAAACCTTTTCCGTCCTCTAGGTTCCTTCTTAACAGCTTCTTGATGTAAGGTTGGCCGCCTTTATCTGGAGGGTAATTCCTTATAACTATGTTGTTATCGAAGAAAAGGGCTTCGTTCACTGTTACCCTTGAAGTACCTATAGCCATTCTTTTTTTCATCTGGTGAACTTCGTACTGAGAGGCTTTAGTGGATATTAGTTCCCAAAAGAAGTAACCTTCAGGTGTATTGTTCCAATCGAATTGCCTTATAAACTCTGCCCAACTAAGCTTGTTCATAGCATTCTCAATTACAAATGGTATGATTGACTTCTGAGCTAATTTCCTTGATAGAACTAAGTTTCTTACAAACCTAGTTTTAACACCATAGGCTGATAGCCTATCTTCAAACTCTTGTTTAAACTGTATCGTCATCTCTTAATTGGTAATAATAATAATACTTAGTGATTAAATGAGCTATAATCCCCTTGGCTTCATCAATAGATGAACACATTACCTTGTCTAATGAATGGTGATCAACATAGAATGACCAGAAATAGAACTTAAATATCCTTCGCCTTCTCTGTATATAGAAGACCTTTTCTCCACCTCTTATGCTTGGGATGATCCTAAACTTGGGCTCAGTGTAACTAAAAGCCAGCTCCTTCATCGTCTTTCTTAATTACTTCCTTCTTAACCCGCTTTTTCTTTTCAGGTTTCACCTCATCTTTAGCTTTATTCTCATCTCTGATGATCTTTTCGGCTAATTTCTGAAACGTTTTTTGCATCAATTCCATGATAACCTTACGTTGGTTAGAGGGTAATTGGCTCTTCTTATCCATCATTTTCATAAACTCATTAACCATGTTAGAGTAATCAAACTCTTTAGGTTGAACATGAGCTCTGACATCGTTTAATAATGGTAACATTTTACCATCACATAAATAATCGATAGGGTGAGCCCTAAGTTTCATCCCTTTTTCAATAACTACTGAAGACCTTTCGAATAGGATTGGTCTTACTACTGAGTTGATATACCCTTGTAATAGTGGGTGTGTAAGTAATTCACCTATCGATATAGGTCTGAAAGGTTTAACTTCTTCTTTGGCTTTAGCTGTCATATTTATAGTTTTAATTGTGATACATTTTTATCAGATATCGATGAGCCGCATACTTTACAAAACTCATCTTTTTTTAGGATTATTGATCCGCAGAACTCGCAAGTCTTAACTTTGTGATACTTAAGAGCTTTGATAACCTTAGCCATAACGTTCAAGTAGGTGTTTAATTTTAGAATCCAGCTTTATTATGGTTTCTCTTGGAAACTCGTCGATTGATTTAACAATGTTGTTACAGTTATTTTTAAGAGAAATCTTAGCAAGCCTGTAATTGTATTCAATCTCGGTGGCTTCAGACCATACTTTAATCGTACATCTCTCATCATTTGGATTAATCCTTCTGATAAGGCCATCTTTAGAGATATCCAGGTGGACTTTAACTTGGTTAGCTAAGATAGCATAAGTAGCAGTAACCTTCTTTTGCTTATCCTTTTCTACCACTACCTCTTTAACAGAAGTCTTATCAACTGTGTAGTTAGTAGTGTAAAGGATTAAGTCTCCTTCCTTTAGTTTGTTGCCTGAAGCTATAAAAGGAGTAGCTTCTTTGTTGTCTTGTTTTTTCTTTGCCATGTGAATTATAATTTATATATTTGAATAGAAATAAGCTTATCATGCTAGAACACTAATGTACCTTAACGCAAGACCCTGTCAATAGGATTATATAAATAATATATTGTATGAATAAAAATTACAGAAAACTAAAAGTCTTAGGAGTATCCCAGGGGCAGGGTGCTTTACTTTTCCCGTTAAAAAGACAGCTTATTGGTAACATTGAACCAAGAGGCTGTTTTCATACACCAAAAGAAGAACAGTGGAAAGCTAACTTTGGTGATATACCCTTTGTTAGAACTAAAAGCCAGTTGCCTAATTTCACTAAGGCAGATATTATTATAGGTTCGCCCAACTGCGGGACCAGTAGTATCCTTTCATATTCAAGGAAAAAATCCCTTGGCAAACCAAAAGAGGATGAATCACTAAAACTCTTTATAGAAGTAACTACTGAAGTTCAGCCAACTGTATTCATAATGGAGAACTTACCCAAGCTGCTAGACTTCATAACACCTGATGAATGGCAATCCTACTTCCCAGATTATAATTTAATCTTTCATAATCACTCAGTTTTCGATTATGGCAATTCCCAAAAAAGCCGTGTAAGATTATTAATCATCGGAATTAAAAAAGGGCAGCTTCTAGTAAAGCCAAAAATCTTTACAAAGGTTTATAAGTGCAGCATCCCAAAACTCTCTAGAAGTTTAACTAAGAGCTCAAATTTTAAAAGTAATAACCCAACTTGCAATGGCGATGTAAGGGAATTGCCAACCCATAAGGTTTGTATGTATGATTACCGTGATCCAGCGAAAACTAAACTTACATTAGCTGAAATTGAGCATCTTTGGACTCATGACTTCAAAGATGCCTATAAGTGGCCAATTAACTCAAAGAAGATGAAAACTCTACCAGGAGTATACCGTAATCATGCTGATAGGTACCCAATGACTGCAAGGAAGCAAGATAGGCAATTCCGACCAGATGGTGTTATCATGAGCCCAAGGGAATTAGCAAACATTCAGGGATTCCCAATGAGGTACAAAATCTTTTGTGAAACTGATCCTGAACATCCTAAATACAAGTACTGGATTAACAAGGGAAGAGTAACTGTAACTAAAGGACCATCATACCAGATGGGCCAGTGGATTAAAGCTTGCTTTAAAGTTATTTGATTTTCTCTTTCTTTCTCTTTTTGTATATATATATTTATATATATATATATTTTTCTCTTTCTTTATAGCTATTTAGCTAAAAGATAATAGCTATAAAATTTAGTTATTTAGAAAAAGAAAAAAACATAAAACAAAAAAAGAAACTTTCTGAAATTTTCAAAAAAAATAAACCCAAAATGAGCTGGGTACCCAAGAGCTCTGAATCCTAGAATTCTAAAAAATCCAACAGATATGAAAACAACAAACATTGTCTTGTTAGTAGTGATAGGAGTATTAACTTACTTCCTCTTTTATTCCAGGTCTACTATTAGCCACCAAAGGGAAGAAATCGAAACATTGAAATTGAAAACCGATACAGTATACCGAGACAGGGTAATAAAAGTTTTGAAACCATTCGAAACAATCTTACCACCAAAACTTATCGTTATGTATCAGGATACTGGAAGAACTAGATTCGATTTGATTAAGCTTCATGGAAATAACCTAGTACTGTTCGATACTAAGTTGAATGATTCCCTTATCATCAGTAAAAGGTTTTTAACCCATTACCCACTATCAGAAAAGTTGATAGGCTTTGAACTTGATAGAAACAGTTTAAACCTTCAGCTCTTTTCAATCTCAGGTTTTGCAAAAGAAAAGAAGTATGACTTAGACCTTGATAGATTCAAGTATCGTTACACTAACAATGAACTTAGTAGGAAAAAAAGGTTTAATCTAACTTTAATTCCAGAAGTGGAATACTCTTACAGAATGCTCAATAAACTACATGATTTGAATGTATCTTTAAATCTCAAGACTAGTAGTTTTAATTATGTAATCGGCTTAAATGGCTTCTATTACCCAACATTCGAAAAAACTGGGTATGATGCAAAATTTACCATAAGGTATAACTTCAGATGATATGGCGAGAAAGATTGATACTACATCAAAGTTCCTAAGTAGTGAAGAAATAAAAGAACTAGCAAACTGTGTAAAAGACCCCCTTTACTTTTCTAACTTCGTTCATGTGGTTCACCCAGTAAGAGGAAAGGTAAGGTTTGAACTTTACCCTTACCAGAAATCAGTTCTTTATCAATTCCTGAAAAACAGGTTCAATATCATCCTTAAGTTTAGGCAAGCTGGTATCACAGAGTTAATATCTCTTTATTGTTTATGGTTGGCAATGTACCACCCAAACAAGAAGATTAACATTATTTCAATTAAAGATACCGTTGCTAAGAAGGTACTTAAGAAGATTAAGTACATGTATAAGAACTTACCATTCCATTTACAAACACCAATCGTTAATGGTAGATCTGGAGAATATGGCACAGCAGAAGAGGTAGAATTTTCTAATGGTTCTTTCATTGCTTCTATACCAACAACAGAAGATGCAGGTCGTTCAGAAGGCCTTTCATTATTGGTAATCGATGAAGCAGCGATTATCCGCTGGGCATCAGCTATATGGGCATCGAGCTTCCCCACGCTTTCTTGCGTAATTAGGCGTACTAAAATATTAGTAAGGGAAACTAAAGGTAAAGACAAGGGTAAAGCTAAGTATATAAAGATTGGTGATATAGCCCCAAAATCTGGTCAGTTAGATATAAGCGAACTAGGGCTAGAAGCCTTTACCCATAATGGTAACTGGAAGCCTATAACACATTCAGTATATAAAGGCAAAATAGAAACTTGGAAGCTGGTGGATGAGTATGGCAACCAACTAGATGCAACACCAGCTCATCGCTTACTAACACCTTACGGCTGGAAAACAGTTAAAGAGGTTATAAACAACAATCTCCAGATACTCAGGCTAAATTTCCATGACCCAGTAGAACCTCCTAAAACTGTACCTCCTAGTAAGGAAATAATTAAACCAATCTTGGGCTTTGGAGGTTACTACATATCTAACCTGGGTAAAGTCTACCGGATGAAGCGGCAGGGTTTAAAAGAGATGACTCAAAGACTAAATAAGGATGGCTACTTCCGAGTATGTTTAAGGAATGGGAAAAAAAGAGAAACTGGTAGTTTAAGTAACCAAGGTAAATCTAGGAGTTTCCAAAAAACAGTGTCAAAGCTAGTAGCCGAGGCTTTTATAGGTGATATACCAGTGGGTTTCCAAGTTGACCACATAAATTGTGTAAGAACTGATAATTATTCTACTAATCTCCAGATAATCCCAGCTTCCGATAATGTAGGTAAGAGCTTCTCTTATAACCTAAATGCTAATATAGGAACTCAGACAGGTAATAAGATGCCAAACTTAGAAGTAGTTGGGCGGATTATAGAAGAACTTAGTAATGCTAACACCAGCTCAGTAAGTATAGCTAATAAACTCAGCGCTGAGTTAAATTTAAAGCTATCTAGTAAATTCATATCTAAGTGGAAAAAGAAGCTTAAGAAAAACAAAATACAGCTTACTAGCCTAACCTTAAAGAAGGTTTACCTGGCTGACATCGTGGATATTCACGTTAAAGATGACCATTCATACATAACTAAAAATGGTTGGATTAATCATAATACGGGTGGAGCTGCAATCATTAATTCTACTCCTTTTGGTACGGGAGGGTTTTATCACTCCACCTGGGTAGATGCTATTACTGGTAAGGGTCCAGTAAATCCTCTCCGACTGTATTGGAACATGCACCCTGAAAGAGACCAGAAATGGTATGACGAAATGTCTAAGGTTTTAGGACCTAAACGTACTGCCCAAGAGATTGATGGTGACTTCTTATCTTCAGGTAACACAGTATTCGATATATCAGATATCAAAGCTATAGAAGATATGTTATCTGAATATCCTCCATTGGTAACTAGGTTTAATGGTCAGTATAAGCAATTCTCACTCCCAGATAGGAACTCTGAATACTTTATTGGTGCAGACTGTTCTACTGGTAGAGCAACTGACTACTCTTCATTCACAGTAATGGATAAACCCGGAGAAGAACATGCTGTATTTAAAGGAAGGATACCGCTAAACAAATATGGTAAGCTTCTTGGAGATGTTGGTGAAAGATTTAACTTTGCCACTCTAGCTCCAGAAACTAACGATATTGGTATGGCGGTAACATTGTATCTACAGGATGAAGGTTACCCCAACCTCTATTACCATAAGAAGATCCTTAAGAAGAAAGGGAAGAAGAGACCCGAAACTGAAGATATACCAGGTTGGCTAACCACAAGTAAGAACCGTTCTCTTATCATAGAGAATTTAGAGAAAGATGTCAGAGAAGGTGTAATTACAGTTAAAGACCCTTTCTTCTGTCAGGAAGCCTATACATTCGTATATGATGGTTCTGGTAGACCAGTAGCAATGGGTAAACATAATAAGGCATCATCGGTAGATATTGACTTAGAAGGTGAAACCTACTCAGATGATAGCATCTTGGGAAAAGCAATAACAAATCACGTAAGAAAGACTACAGAAAGAATAGTAACAACATCACCTCAGTAAAAATGAAGATTCTAGGTTTTAATATCACAAGGGATAAGCCTGAGCCAATCCCAGAGACAGAGAAGGTTAATTTAATTGAAACAGGGAAAACTACAGTACCGCCTGCTGGTAGGGTCTCTGTACCAAATGATCAAAATGTTATTCTAACAGCTATCAAAGGTCAGACTGGTATGGTGACCCCATCATTTAGAACTGAAGTTATCCCAACTATCAGGGATCTGTACAAGGTAAACAGTGACATGAGCATCACCATCCAGGATATGTTCAAACTGACCAACACTGGTCATATGGTTACTTTTCCTTATAATACAGATGCTGAAGCAGAGAAGATGGATATGCACCTAAAACAAGCTAGTAAGAACTGGACTACCTACACGGCTGGCATTGACGGACTTGTAAACAAGTTTATTGTTCAATGTTTGATAGGCGGGGCAATATCTATAGAAGGTGTACCAAAAAGAGATCTGTCCGGTATATCAACTGTGCTGTTCATAAACCCAGAAGATATAATGTTCAAACGAACAAATGATGGTACTTATCTACCTTACCAAATAAACAAAACTTTTGGACAGGTAGATAAACAATACATCAAGCTCAATCTGGTAACTTACAAGTACATTGGTATGTATAATGATATCGATGAACCGTACGGTATTCCTCCTTTTATGGCTTCTCTAGAGTCTCTTGCAACCCAAAGGGATATGAAGATAAGTTTTAAACAAATGATGGACTTAGCTGGTCTTATGGGATTCCTGGAAGCCCTTGTAGAAAAGCCTAACAGGGAAGCAAGTGAAAGTGTAAAAGCTTATGAAAATAGGCTAACTCGTTACCTAAGGGAAGTAAAAAGGAATATGAGAGATGGTATGAAAGATGGCTTGATAGTTGGTTATAAAGATGACCACGAATTCAAGATGAACTCTACCACTAAAGACTTATCTAACCTGGATAAGGTTTGGAACATGAACCAACAATCAGTAGCTAACGGCTTAGGAGGCTCAGGTAGTTTAATTGGGGTTCAGAATGCTAGTACCGAAGGTGGTGCTGGTATCCTCCTATCAAAAATGATCTCCCAGTTAAAGAATATTCAAACCCTGGTAACTAGTGCTTTAGAATTTCTTTATGCTCTAGAACTACGTCTAGCTGGCTTCAATTGCAAAGGAATAAAGATTAAGTTTAACAGCTCAACCATTACCGATGAAGTTAAAATCCAGCAAGGCCTAGAGTATAAGATTCGTAACTTAGTTGCACTTTACAACCAAGGTATCATATCACAGGAACAGTTCGCTATAGAGATGGGTTACATTGAACCTGACGAAAGTGAACCCAGGGAACCTGTGGATATGGATGGTGGTTTAGATGATGCTGCTAAAAAGAAGAAAAGAGAAACTGATAAAGATACCTCTGATAGGCGAAGCCGAGCAAAGGTAAAGACAAACCCAAAAAGAAACGATCAATCAACAAAACCCACTTAATATGCCAATATCAGAATTAACCCTGGGCTCAGGCCATAGCATTATGCTTGGTAATAAACCCAAACAATTAAGCGATGAAGACTTATTCAGTAAGTTCTTCGAAGCATCAAAAGTAAATGAAACGATTGATTCATATGGCTTGTTCGGTAGTGATTTAAACTATAACACTTATTACCCAGGTGTTACAAAAGAAGACTTCGAACCCAAAGACAGTGAATTCATTGAACCAGTTTACCGCTTACTATCTGAAGCTATAGTTTCTAAATACTGGCCAACTGACTTCAGTCAAGGTAATGTATTAAAGAAATCTATGAACATGTTGGTAGGCCAAACAGTAAATTGTGACCATGAAACATCAGTAGGCAATGCAATAGGTACTGTTAAGTCAGTATACTGGCAACCAGCTTACAAAGATGAAACAACTGGCCTAATGATCCCAGCTGGTATCAATGGTGTACTTAAAATTGATGCTAAGTCAAACCCCCGTATTGCCAGAGGCGTAATGATGGATCCTCCGTCTATTCACTCTAACTCAGTAACCGTAAGGTTCAAATGGGAGAAATCCCACCCAGAGTATGATGATAATAAGTTCTTCGACTTAATTGGTACTTACGATTCTAAAGGTGTATTAATACGCCGAGTTGTAACTGATATAATTGGTTACATGGAAACATCATTAGTATCACATGGTGCTGACCCATTTGCTAAGAAAGTTGGGGCTGATGGTAAAATTACCCATTCTAAAGATGCCCTTAGAACTTACAGCTTCTCTGAAATGGTAGAATCTAAAAATTACTACTTCAGTGATTTTAAAGGTCTTAGGCCATCTGAAACACATGAAGACACTCTTCACAATACCATGGTTTATATTAATGAAAACGAACCAAGTAAGATTAATTCAAACAATAACAAAAAAGAAACAAAGATGGATTTACTCGAACAATTATTTGGCGAAGGCATGCTAACCCTTGCTGATGGCCAAGAAAGAACCCCAGAGGTTGCTTTACAGTTAATCCAGGAATTGGTTTCTTCTAAAACTTCTCTCTCTCAGGAAGTTGCTGATCTGACTGAAAAGTTAAGGCTAGCAGAAGAAGCTAATGATCCTGAGGTAGTTACCCAGTTGAATCAGCAAATCGAAGCTGATAAGCCTTTCGTTACAGTTGGTAAACAGACTCTCACTTCACTTCGTGAAACTGCAGTAGCAGATTACACAAAGTTAATGGGTGATAAGGTTGACCAAAGCATGTTAGCAATTCTTCAAAATGCTGACTACAACACTCTGGTAACTCTTAGCGGTACTCATAAAACTCAGCTCGAAGAGAAGTTCCCATTGTCATGTAAATCCTGTGGCTCTCATGACGTAAGCCGTGGATCCGCAACTACTCAGAATAAAGAAGATGACGAAGTTACCGATACCCCGGTATCTACCGAACAAGCTTTATCCGATATCCGTAACAAGAAATTACGTAATCAATAATCCCACTAAAATAAACAAGTATGGCAGATTTTCAAATGGTTGGGCAAGTTACACCCAACGCCGTGATTTTCAAATCGGAATCACATAAATTACACCACTCATTTCCCCTCAAATCTGGTAAGACTGTAAAACAGGGCCAGATGGTAGTTCTTAACACTGATGGTACAGTTCAGGGCTTTGAATCTGGTGATTCACTAACCAAAGTTATTGGAGTAGCTGTAACCAATTCAGCCAATCCAGCTTACGTATCGAGTAAACAACATGGACCTGTTGATATCACAGTTGCAACCCGTGGCTATGCAATCGTATATGGTGTTTCTGGTGCGGCCTTGAATGCTGGCCCGGTTAAACCTAACGGTTCATTCGACAGCACCGGTAAATATGCAGCTTACGTACAAGCCGGAGCTGGTAATATGTCGGGTACTCCTCCCGTTCTCCCAGATGTAATCAATGGTATTGCCCTGAATGCTGCTACCGATGCCGGTGAACTGATCCAAGTTCTGATTGTGTAACAAAATATAAACTCATAAATTATTCATAACATGTCAAAAATTGATGTAACTCAAATGAAGGCCCAGGACTTTTCTAAGGACTTCAAAGAAATGGTAACTTCGTTAGATGTTGCCCGTGCTGGAAGCGACCAGAAAAAACCCGTGGATATTTCATTTTCTGAAGTGGTAGAATCGAAATGGGGTATTACCCAGGATGAACTTTTTGCAAAAGTGGGTGTTAATCCTCGTATTGATACGATGGAGAACATTTTCTCTATGCCTGACCAAAGCGTACGTTGGGTAGTTCCAGAAATTATCCGTAGTGCTATCACTTTGGGTATGCGTGAAGCTCCCTTCTATCCAAACTTGATCGCAAGTGATCAGCCTATCTCGGGTTTATCCGCTATCATGCCTTTCATTAATATGTCTGATGCTGCTCCTGCAAAGATCAACGAAGCTGAAACTATTCCTTTGGGAACTATCAGTTATGGTCAGAAAACAGTTAACCTGTTCAAGGTAGGAAAAGGTATTAAACTTACCGATGAGGTACGTAGCTACGTATCACTGGATGTTCTTGGTATTTACCTTCGTGACTTTGGAATCCAGTTGGGTTATTCTATGGATACCTTAGCACTTGATGCCCTTATCAATGGTAATAAACTCGACGGTTCTGAATCTGCCCCCGTAATTGGTGTTGCCACTAGTGGCACTTTAGCTTACCGTGATATCTTGAAAATCTGGATCCGTGCTTCTCGTATGGGCCGTAACTTTAACTCCATGATTGGTGGTGAAGATATCGCTCTGGACACATTAGACTTGCCAGAATTCAAGAATCGTGCAAGCGGTACTACCCAGGCTACATTGAATGTTAAGACCCCAGTTCCTTCGTCGGCTGATTATTATATTCACCCCGGTATCCCCAATAATTCAACTCTTCTGTTGGATAAACGTGCTGCCTTGATTAAGTTAACTGCAAAACAACTTTCACTGGAATCGGAACGTATCGCTTCGAATCAAACCAGTGCAGTTTATGCCAGCTTAACTACTGGCTTCTCGAAAATGTACCAGGATGCCTCTATCCTGCTCGATAAATCGAAAGCCTTCAGCAGCTACGGATTCCCAAGCTATATGAATATTGATCCTTACCTCAGTGTAATCCTGGGATCATAAGTAACCCTCCATCCCGTACCAGTAGTAAGTGGCCGTCCTGGTTAACTGCTACTGGTTTTCTACTAAAACTAACAACAAAATAAAATAACAACAAAATGGCAAAGTTTGTAACAGTTTCAGAAAACGCAAATATATTCCATGACCAGTTCAGTGGTGTTACCATTGCAAAAGGCGAAGTAAAAGAATTAGCCCTTTCCCAGTTGGCTTCTAAAAGAGTACGTACAGCACTTGCATCTGGTCACTTGGTCTATACTGAACCTCCGGTAAAAGAAGGTGAAAAGAAAGTTGAAGTAACAGTTGAAGAACTGGAAAGTAAATTCCTTGAATTGGCCTCTACTGAAGAAGGTAAAGCTAAACTGGTAAAATCATTCAACCTTGATCAATTGAAAGCATTGGCTACTCATTATGGTTTCGAATTAGAAGCCACTGATACTAAAGCTTCCCTGGTTGAATCTATTCTTTCTGAACTTTCTTAATACATCGAAAATATGACTGTAGCCTTTACACCAAAAATAAGGGGTCTACAAGTCTCATTCGTGAATGAGTCAACTGAAGTCCCAGAAGGTAGTGTATATCTCTGGGACTTTGGTGATTTAACCACCAAAACGAGCACTTGCGCAATCCTAGATGACCCTCACCGTTACTCAGAACTTGGTACTTATCAAGTTAAGTTATCGGTAATAAATGAAGAAGGAACTGAGATAGGCAGTGCTCTTAAGGAAGTAACCTTAATAACACACACCGCCTTATCTAGTAAAATATCAGACTTAATAACTAATAACATCCCAGAAGTTTTAAGACCTGGGTTCCTTAGTGTTAAAGAATCTTTCATTGAAAAATGGCAGCTGTATTTACAGCCTCTAGTGAACCATTGCATTCCCATTGAACAATTCAATAACGAATTATATTATGAAGCACTAGAGAACCAACTAATAATGGAATTGGCTGCCTATGATTACCTAGTAATCGAGTTATCAAAAGCAATATCAAATATGGCCGTGGCCACTTCTAAATCATTCGAGATAGATGAGGCTACTGGTACAGTAATAGGAACCTCTGATGATAACGTTAAGAAGATAACAACTGGGCCTTCAGAAGTAGAATTCTTCGATAAATACGACTCAGCTTCTTCAGTTGTCAAAGCTTTAAGTGGAAGTAGAGCTGGAGAACCCGGCTTAATTGTAATGTTAAGAACTAACATCTGCATGTTAGCTAAAAGGTTGCAAATATATCTACCCCTATGTGGTGATGAAAGCAACACTATGGTGTCACCACAAGTATTACATAAACGTAGGTACAGATGAAAAGAATAAGGCTCTCTAAATGGCAAAAATACAAAAGTATCATCGGGGAGTTTATGGATGGTGATGCTGCTAGAAAATCAATTAAGTGGCTCAAGAATGTTGATAATCCACTGGCTTATGGGGAAGATGTTGGTAATACTTTTATAGAGTTAGAATTAATGGCTTTGATAGCTGACAACAGTTATAGAACCTGGCCACTAAATCAAGCTACTGTATCAGGCGAAGTTGATAATCAAAGTATGGCTGTATGGGTATCTAAAAGGTATCTTGAAACTAACAACTTATTAACACCAGAAGGCTACTTCGATTTTGACATGTCTAAAGACAGAATCATAATTGATGGTGTACTTTACAAACCCGCTGGTGATACACAAGCTTCTCAAGCAAACGACGAAACATTGCTTTTCATGATTGTATTGAAAAGGGATAAAGATGATATTAACAAACTAAATATACTGGCTGAATGATAACAATACCCATCAAATCAGAAGGCGATCTTCTATATGCTTCAGAGATAAATGAGATAGTAAGTTTTGTAAATGAAGGTACTTTGCATAACTATGGTAGGATAGTAGGTTCCTCAAGCCCTTCATTTACTGTATTAGATGATATAACTGGTAAGGCTAAGGATTCCGGAGTAATCCTAATAGAGCCATCAACCTCTACAAATAAGAAACTTCAGAATTACGAAGCTAAGGTAAACGGTTACCAAATGGGTTTATTACTTGGTAGCGACTTTGTTGGCTTAGTAAATGGCAACTCAAAAACTACACATGATGGTGCTATAATACTACACAATACTGGTAAAGTAGAGATCACTACTGGTTATACTGACTGGGGTATAGATATCAATACTCTATCAAATATAAGCATACAAGCTGCCGATGGTTTATCCATAAGTAGTAGTTCCGGTGCTATAAGTTTATACTCTTCCACGGGAATAGTATTAAATACAGAGGAGATACACCTAGTATCTTCAAATATACAGATGCCCAATTTACCCAATTATATTCAGGGGGTAACAGACCCATCTGGTGTAACTAGGTTACTATATATGGATCAAGATGGGGTATTAAGCTTATTACCTTTAGATCAGCTACAAACAGTAATAGACTACTACTCACCACCAGCGCCATGATATTAAACATAAATTCCACGATAACCGACCACAACGGTCAACCAGTAGTAATAAACGGCACATCCCGCACAACGCTATCCGATATCTTAGAAATAGTAATACCTCAGGTAAGAACCACCACCGATGAAGAAGCTTTAATGGTATATGAGTTATTATTAAAAGTAGCTGAGTCAAAGAAAAGTTACGGGGTCCAAGCAATTGAAGTAACCGATGAAGAGTTCAAGGTTATTAAACAAATCATGTCAAGAGAGTCTTTACTCATAAAAGTATTCTTCTTAAACATGGTAAATCATCTCAATCCAAAAAAAGAATAGCATGGTAAGAGGAGAATCATACTCGTTCGGGATCAGGTTCAACGATGATTTCGAGTTAACAAGGCTGGATGAACTCCGGCTATATATTGGAGCTATACAAGTAGGTAAACTATCCAATGGTAGTATCAAATACCAAGATGGTTATTACCGAGTTGAATTGGCCGGCATAACAACTAACAAACTAGCGTTAGGTGTTAATCAGGTAACACTTTACATCGATGATCGTAGACGTGGTATATTAAAACCAAACGTAGGTACAATAACCATTACTGCTACTCAAGCTGATACTGATTGCAGTGTAAACTCTGGCTTCAATTCTATTATCAATGTTAAGATTGATGAATCTGGTGTAACTACTGACTTAGTACTCTTAAATGCTGTAAGGGGTAAAAGTGCTTATGAATACGCAATCGATGCTGGGTATACCGGAACCGAGACTCAATTTTATGAAGATTTAGCAATAGTTGGAAATAAGGTTGATTACCTTATCCCACTAACACCTCAAGAAGCCATTGCATTTCAATCTGAAAATTCCCGCGGTGGTTTTGCAAAATTAAGCACGGATTTATTAGTATATTACCAGGGCAATCAAATTGGCAGCATAGATTCAAATCTAGCGAGCTTAGAAAGGTTAAATATAGGTAATCTAGTTTTAAAGACTTTGAATTACTTAGCAACCGGTTCTAACAGCCCGATTAACCTTGAAGCCTGGGTAACATTGTCAGCGGTTGATACAGACTTAGTGGCAACTGTAAATGGCTTTATCACAATAGGGGATGATCTTGACAGGGTAAAGTATGAAGGTGCTACAAGAAATGTAGATTTAGGCGAACATTCAATAGAAACTACTTCTGTAATATACAAAGAGGTTGCTCCTACAGTAAAGGTGCCACTCCAGCGTTATTACGACGCCGAATCAAATACTACTAAGTTGGTAAGACTTGATGGCGGCGAAACAAACGATAATCAGGAAATAGGTGGCGAGTTCACAAACGTAGATTCAATCGAACTTCTTGAAAAAACTTTAGTATCTGCTGTACCACTTGCCGGTAATCGTAAAGGTATGGCACGCTTAGACATCTCAAGTAAGACCTCAGTAGAGAACTTTCTCGGCATGATAACCGTACCTTCTATTCCGGTAAATGGTAAAGGGCTCGTAACATTCTTAGGTGAAGTAGATGCTGATACATTTGGTTTAGCAGAGAACTCTCAAATCTACGCTGGTGTAACACCCGGTACTTGGAGTCTAACACCTCCAGCTAAAGGTTACTACACAGTTATTGTGGGCACAGTAGTCGTATCAGCTCATAACGGAAAAGTATTCTTAAAGCCGAGAGTACTACCCAAACTGAACGACTTATCAGATGTCACCAATAACGCCATTGAAGGTCAACCCTTAACAAAGCAAGAAGATGGTACTTGGGCTGGAAGTGACACATTAAA